GGCACGTTCCCGACGTTCCTCGGCACGCTGCTGCCGAACACCGCGTCGCTCGGCGTGCCGTTCGGCGTGGCGATGGCGCCCATGGCGTCCGGCACGTACGGCTGGATCCAGCTGGTGGGCGCGGCCGTCTACCAGACGAGCGCGACAGTCGCCGCGGACGCCACGGTCGGCATCGGCGCGGCCGGCAAGATCGGCGCCTACTCGACGCTCAAGGGCATGGTCAACGTGCACAACCTGAAGTCGGCGACGGCGACGACCACGTTCACGGCCAACACCACGAACGGCACCGGCGTCATCGTCGTTCCGGGCGGCTACGACGGCGCGTTCCTCGGTATGGCGCTGTCGGGCACCGGCGTGCCGGCGTCGACGGTCGTCGCGAAGCTCGATCCGGACGGCCGGACGATCTACACCGGCTCGGCGATCGGCACCCTCGGCGATAAGAACTCGACGGCGACCGGCAGCATCACGCTGACGGGCACCTACACCGGGTTCGGCGCCGGGTACATCCAGTACCCGTCCACGTCGTCGGCGGTGGCGTAAGCCACTCACGGGGGCGGTGGCCGACGCCGCCCCCTCTCAGGAGGGTTCATGTCAGCAGTAGGGGCAATCGCGGACCGCGCGGAACGACCGGCCATCGTCCGGTTCGAGCGCGTGGCCGTTGAGGACAAGGCCAAGACGATCGAGAACGGTCGTTTCACGGCCAAGGACGTCGACTACGCACTCATCACGCCGCCGTACTCGAAGGACGTCGTGCGGATGAAGGTTTCGTCATGGCTCGAGAACCTGGAGCGCGACGCGCAGGCCGGGCGCATCCCCGAGGAATGGGTGCAGCGGTACAAGCGCGCGCACGAACTCTGGCAGAACGGCCAGGAGATGCCGCCGGACGGCACGCCGATCCGCGGATGGGCGGTGATCTCGCCGGCACAGCAGGAGAACCTGATCCGCATCAACATCCTCACCGTCGAGGATCTTGCGGGCGTCAATGACGAAGGCGCGAAGCGCATCGGCATGGGCGCGATCGAACTGAAGAACAAGGCCATCGCGTGGCTGCGGACGGCGAACGACCGCGGCCCGCTGACGATCGAGAACGCGGCGCTGAAGGCGGAGAACGCCGTGATGCGCGGGCAGATCGAGACGCTGCAGAAGCAGGTGGCTGCACTGCAGGCCAGGGCGCCGAGCGAAACGTCGTTCGCGCCACCCACCGAGAACTCACTGACGGCGGACGACATCCTGCCGGAAGCCGAGGCGATGACGACGAAGCGCCCGAAGAAGTAACCCCGGAGGCCGGCGGGCATGAACGTCTTGGAACTGATCCAGAGATTCACGAACGCCGTCGGCCTTCCCGAGCCGACCGTCGCCGTGGCCAATCAGGCCGACGACGTGATTCAGATGGTCGAACTGCTGAACCAGGAAGGGCGCGAACTCTCGCGTCGCGCCGACTGGCAGGCGCTCACGTTCGAACAGACGTTCACGACGGTCGCGACGGAGTCGCAGGGCACGCTGACCTCGCTCATCACTGGCGGTCACGAACTGCGAAAGATCGTCAACGAGACGATCTTCAACCGCACGACGAAGCTACCGATCTACGGCCCGGTGTCGCGCCGCGAGTGGCAGGCGCGGCAGGCGCTCACGCTGTCGGGTCCGATCTCCCAGTACCGCGTCCGCGGCAACGAACTGATCCTGAATCCGGCGCCCGCCGCCGGAGACACGTGCGCGTTCGAATTCGTGTCGAAGTGCTGGTGCTCGAACTCCACGGGCTCGACGTTCCGCCGGAACATCACGGCCGACACCGACGAGGTGCTGCTGGACGATGAAGTGATGCTCGCGGGCATCGAGTGGCGCTGGCTTCGGAAGAAGGGGCTTTCGTACGCGGAGGAATTCGCGAGCTACGAAGGCATGGTGCGCAAGCTCATCGGTGACGACGGCACGAAGCGTCGGCTCAACATGGCCGGCGACACGGGCGGCTACAAGCCGGGCATCGTCATCCCCATCGGAGACTGGCCGCTGTGACCGTACAGGAAGAACTGGACACCATTCGAAAGCTGCTGCGCGTCGCGTGCAAGCAGTGGGGTAAGGCCATGCCCGTCGAACTGTCGGACTGGTGGACGGCTGAACAGCAGCGCATCACGGCTGAGAAGGCCGAGATCGACGCGCGCCGCCGGCTCGAGATCGATGACCTAGCGGCGCGCATCACCGCGCTGAACGCGAAGAAGGCCGCGTTGGAGGCGCTGCTGGCATGAGGATGCCGCAGGAAGTTCGTGCGCGACCGGGCTATCAGAAGTCCGCGTCGACGTCCTTGCCGGCACCGATCGGCGGGTTGAACGCGCGCGACTCCGTGGCGGCGATGAGGCCGACCGACGCAACGCTGATGGAGAACCTGTTTCCCAAGACGACCAGCGTCGATGTGCGGAACGGCTATACCGCGTGGGCGACGTTCACGGGCATCTGCCAGTCAATTCTCGTGTACACGGGCCCGACGGCGACGAAAGTGTTTGCGTGCGTGAAGAACGGCAGCACGTACTCCATTTTTGACGGCACGAGCGCGGGCGCGGTGGGCGCGGCAGCGGTCGGCGGCTCCGGCCCCACGGTGCAGGCGCTCACGTCGACGCGGTTCGACTACGTGAACATCGCGACGACGGGCGGCAGTTTCATGTCGGTCGTGAACGGCGCGGACCCGCCGCTCGAGTACAACGGCTCGGCGTGGAGCGCGTCGGCGACGACCGATGGCACGGGATCGACGTCGGACTACTTCACGGTCGCGCTGTACGCAAAGCGACTCTGGTACGGCGTCAAGAACAGCCTGCGCGTGCGCTATCTGCCGGTCGACAGCAAGAGCGGTGCCGCGACGGACCTGAACCTGGGTGCCGTGTTCAAGCTAGGCGGCTACCTGAATTCGATCATTACCGTGACGGACCAGAACAACTCCGGCCTCACGGACTACATCGGGTTCCTGTCGTCCGAGGGCGAAGTGCTTGCGTACACCGGCACCGATCCATCCAGCGTCGCGACATGGCAGTTGGCCGCGCACTTCCGCATTGGCCGTCCGGTCATCAAGGGCAACCGCTGCTGGGAGAAGTGGGGCACCGACGCGCTCGTGCTGTGCGCCGACGGCGTGTACCCACTTCGTAAGGCGATCACGGCGAACAATCAGTCGGCGGGGCTCGCGGTCAGCGAGAAGATCCGAAATCTGGTGAACGCCGATCTCGTCGTGCACGGCGCTCGCTACGGCTGGACGGTGCGCGTACACCCAACGGGCGGCAAGCTGATCGTGAACGTGCCGACTGCGGAGGATTCCGCGGCGTACCAGTACGTGATGAACACGGAGACGGGCGCATGGTGCCAGTTCACAGGCTGGAACGGATTTGTGTTCGAGGTGGCGCGCGACACGTTGTGGATGGGCATGAGCGGCAAGATGGTGAAGGCCGACAGCGGCACCGCTGACGACTCGAGCGCGATCGCGTTCCAGGGCCGTCAGGCATACAACTATTTCGGCTCGCGTGGGCGCATCAAACACATGAAGTTGCTGCGTCCGATCATGGCGTCGACCGGAGAGTTCAGCTTCAACATCGCGGTCGACGTGGACTACGAGGACACGACGATCAGCTACCTGCGTACCGTCAGCGGCGGCAGCGGAGACCCGTGGGGCGGTGTGTGGGATGCCGCCTGGGGCGGCGGCATCGTGCGCGTGGCCAACCGATATGGCGTCGTCGGCGCGGGCAACGCAGTGGCCGTGAAGGTCAAGGGTCAGACGAATGGCGTGTCGCTGTCGTGGACGGCGACGGATGCAATCTACGAGCTCGGTGGAGCCCTCGGGTGAGCCTGATTCTGGACGATGATGATCGCGTCGGACGGTGGCTGCTGGATCGCATCGACTACGTCGAGGGCTGGCAGCCGGGGCACAAGTGCATCGGCTACGAGAAGGATGGACGGGTGATGGCAGCGGCGGTGTTCGAGAACTACACGGGTCACGACATCGACGTCAGCATCGGCGTCGAGAAGGGCGACCGAAAGTTCCTGCGCGCCGTGTTTGCGTATCCGTTCAAGCAACTCGGCTGCCGCCGCCTGTCGTGCGAGGTTCGGACGAAGGACAAGGCAACGCAGAAGTTCGTGCAGAACGCGGGGTTCGTTGTGGAGGGCAGGAAGCGGGATGCGACGCCGTCGAGCGATCTCATCCTGTACGGCATGCTCAAGTCGGAGTGCAGGTTCGTATGAAAATCATCGTCAATCCTGTGTTCGACTGGGCGACGTGCCGCCTTGAATCGGCGGCGCGCGTCTACGATCACGACGGCCCAATCACGCTGCTGAAGGGCGGCAAAGCACCGCAGCCACCCGATCCGAAAGTCGTGTCCGATGCTCAGACGCAGTCAAACCAGTCGACTGCGCAGTACCAGGCGTCGCTGAACGCCGGCAACGTGAACACGCCGCTCGGCTCAAGCAAGTACACGAGCCGCGTCGATCCCACGACGGGCGCGACGGTGTACGACCAGAACATCTCGCTGACGCCTGAAGCGCAGGCGCAGTTGGATCAGGAACTCGCGCAGAACCGCCAGTTGAACAACGTCGCGGGCGACATGCTGACGAATGTCGGCAACGCATACTCGTCGCCGATGGACTTCTCAAAGCTGCCGGGACTCACTGG